TAAGTCTTGCGAACTCACTAAGGGATGGCCGTCCCACCAGGTATTTCACAATTGACATTGAAAGACTTGCGGTCTGTTCAACGACTTCGTTAGTCTCACGACCCGAAGTGTTAGACACCTTTCGTTGTCAACGCCCGAAGACTTGTGCTTGTCATTTTAATTGTTTATAATTAAAACTAGCAACTGTGGAAAAAAAGACGATGTGCTTCGGGAGAAGGTCCGTTCCTTTTGAGAACAAAATGCTTCACACCATCCTGTAAGTCTGCAAACTTACGGCCATTTCAGGACTACGTTGAGTTAAGACTTGCGTCAATCCCCTCGGTAACCCGTCAGACTGGTACCCAGCCCTACGACACCTTGCAGGGTGTGTCGAACCGTCACCTGTAACTTCTCCTGTTGGTGTCTCCACCTCAACTCTGATATTCCACGGACTCAGAGTAATTAGACCCTCTTAGCAGTTGCCCTCAAGGTTCTAACCGTAGTTACTTTGTTTAGTTGTCAAGACTTATGTCCTGCGAACGTTCACGGTGTACTAATCCCGCTTCAGTCCCTTTAGTCCCATTACTGGGGTTATCTGACGACGCTAAACCGCCGATAGTTGTTATCTGTTTTATAGAAAGGGGTTAATCTTTTTAAGAATTTCATAAACTTATGAAAAACAGACAACTAACTATTAATATTTCAAAGAACATTTTCAGTGTTTCAACTGAATTGTTTGACAAATCTACAACAAAGTTTTTAATCTGTCAAGTACTTTCCAAAAAAATTTCTGATTTTTATCAGTAGGGTAAATTATAAATATACCGTTTTTCCTGAAAAGTTATACAAAGGTACAAAAAAATTTATTTCTGTCAAGCACCTAAGTGAATTTTTTTTAGTTTTTATCTATAAAGTATCTATTCAACGCAGATATTCTATCATCAGCATCCACCAACATAGTAAGTGCTTCCTCAGCATTATTATAAAAGTCCTCAGTTGAGTGGTCTCCAATACCTACACCATGGTTGCCAAGTAACTCTAAAGACAATAGGGCTTTTGCTTTATCTGCCTCAGCAGATTTCATTAACATATCAAATAATTGTTTGTTCATTTTAAAATTATATTAAGTAGTTTATTAAATTGTTTTGTCATCGGTTCAGGTAATTCATCTTTACCAAAATACCCACACTCAGTATGTTCGTCACCATCAGGTGCATTTTCAAGGTCAGGATACATTTCTTCATCAACATCCATTAGATAACAATACATCATACCTTTGACTTTGGTACCATCTCTGTTATATCTCTTAATCATGGCGGCATATTCAACATTACCAATTATCGGAAGGTCTGTTTCCTCCATGAATTCTCTCATAGCACCTTCTTTTGGTTCTTCATCATCCTCTACACTACCCGCAGGACAAGACCAATGACCAGGAAGTGTTGAGTCTGAATTTCGTTTACATAACAAAACTTTATTGTTACACCTAACGATTATACCTGCATATCTCTTCATAATTAAGTTTCTGATATATTTATATGTTGTATGAAAGTAATAATAGACAACAATATTTTTAAAGTCAAACTTTGCACCACACCAAAATCAATTCAAGAAGGTATGATGGGTAAAAACTTTGACGATACCTTTAATGGTATGTTATTCTTCCTCCCACCAGGTGAACAATCTTTTTGGATGTATAACTGTATTGTACCTTTGGATATTATTATGATTAACGGTAATGAAATTACAGATATTCACCACAACTGTCAACCCTGTAATAATATGGGTGAGTGTGATTCTTACAAAGGATTTGGTGATTCTGTTTTAGAAATACCTGGTGGATATTGTGAAAATAATGGCATAAAAAAAGGAGACAATGTCTCCTTTTCTATGATTTAATTATTTCTTAAGCGCTTTGAACTATATCAAAATTATTCAATACGTTCATTGAATTTCTTCTAGCTCGTGATGAAGGTTTACCTGCATTAATGTCCGCAAAATATAATGTAGCCTCTTTAGGACTTTTAAATTTAGGAACACCCTTACTAGTTAAGAATTTTACGGCAACTTCGGCCGCCATGTCATCATTCAATAAAATATCAGGATTATTAACTAAATCCACACCAACTTCTTTACTATACCTCTCGTAATTAGCCTCACCAGTCAACTGATTAAACCCCCTACCAACATATTTTGAACCATCATTTTTGGTATCATTACCAATTCTACCATTGTAAACAAAATCAAAAAATTTATCATAATCTCTTTTTAGATTATTTAACTCAGAGTCAGACAATTTTCTAGTTCTTGAGAATATACTTCTTATTCTATCATTTGAAGTATTGTTATATCCTTTTTCTTTTTTATTTATAAAACCGGTTTCTTTACCGATTACCGCTAACATACCTACTTGAGCAACTGGGTCAGTCACACCATTTTTAACCATAGCATCTATTAACCTTTGGATTCCTTTAGCCGCCATACCTGAATAATTGTGAGTTATCCTACCATCTAACGATGAAAAATCTTTACTTTCATATGTATATTTTTTGATATCCTCATCTTTTATATTCGCACTTTTTAATTCATCAAACATAATATCTTTAGTTTCATCGTCAAATATACCGTCCTCTTCTAAGTCGTTGTCTTTTTTAAACTTATTTAATACACTTTCTGTTTCAGAACCAAACAACCCATCAACACCATACCTTGGTAATTCGTAACCTAATAAAGATAATCCAATCTGAAATGACTCCACATCTTGTTTAAATTTCATATTTTTACGGTCACTTGTTTTGATATCTCCTTGAATATTTTTAATATTATTTAATAATTCACTAGCATCCGCACCAACTGAATCCGCTTTTTCAACCTCCTCATTTAAACCTTTTGATTGATTTATCTTTTCCTTAAGTTTTTTAACAAACTCATTTTGAATCATCTTTGCAAATTTAACGTAAGGTGCATCACCCTTATCTTTATTATATTTATATTTTCCTTGAGGTGGTCTTTTACTTCTGCCAAAATAATTGAGCGAAGAAATGTTTGTTATACATTTATGACCCCCTGAATTTGCCTGAATCATTTCCCAAGCCGGTACACCTAACTTATCTAATATCGCCCACTCATCATCAGATAACTCCATATATGGTTTGTTCATAATTTCTTTTAACCTATCCATATATTGTTCACCACCTTCGATTGAACGAACTTTATCACCATAAAAAGCTTCCAAATCTGCATTGGTGAATCCGACTGACTCAGGACTGAATTGTTTACTACTCTCTGAAACCCATTTAATTGTAGATAACGGAATAATCTTATCTCTTAATTGTCCTTCCCATTTTGCCAGTACCTCCTGTGCAATCTCACCTAAGTTAACACCTTTAAGTTCTCTCTCTTTTTTGAATGGATTACATGACGCTTGAACCAAACCCATCGGCCAAGCAATAACCAAAAAGTCCGCATCTGGATTATTTTTAAATGGTGTGTATCGGTCGTAAGAACCAGGTTTAAACATTGAACCTCCACCATACTGAATAATTATACCATCTTCAAATCTAACGTTTTCACTTTCTTTTTGTTTTCTAACATAACTTTGTTGGTTAATTGCCATTTCCTCAGGAAGAGCAAATCCTCTTTCCGCAGCAATTCTATTAATGTTTTGAAATATATTCAAAAGTGATGGAGTTGATGTCATTACCAACTCTTCCAAAAAACCTGGTTTGTTTTTGTAAGCCAAAAGTAATTTGTTGGTTGCAAGACCCAAAGCCATTTTATTCTTTTGTAGTGACTTATCCTTTTGAATCTTAAATACGAAGTTCATAATATCATCAGGTGTAAGACCAAATCTTGCAAAGTCTGCAGAGTCAACAGTTGAAATAAGTGTTACATCTTCAGATGGAAATATTTCCTTTGGTGACATAATTTGAGACAATGTTGCCACATTTGAACGAGATGGTCTAAATGATGTTGCAGTATCACCTTCAACACCAGTCTGACTGTCGTGGTGGTCTGTGTGAACCACAAACATCGGCTTACCGTGAGCAAAATCAACTAACACAGGCATCGTATCACCTTCAGCATCTTGTTTCTTTATGGCAAATTCTTTATCGCCGTATTGAATAATTTCAGAATCAACTACTTTGATTCCATTATCTTCCAAATAATTCTTCATCGCCAAAGCGGTTGTAACCCCATCCAGCGTCAAAGGTCCTGATGAAAGTAGATTTTGGCTTTCGGATATCTCTCAGCCAACGCACGTATATTGCGTAATCCACTTTCTATCAGGACGTTCTTGTTTTTTTTGTTTCTCATAATAAGTTTATTATTTTTTATATAAATATTCAGTACTTTTAATTAAATCATTTAATTTTATACTACATCTATGTTGTTTTGATAAATTCTCGTATTCCGATAATATTTGTAGGTTTTCTTTGGATGAAATTACCTTTACGTCTACGTTGTTTTTATATCCTTCATGAAGACTATATTTGTGGTCTATGTGGAACTTACCCTTACCTAATGGTAAATTTTCAGGATTTATTTCTGACTTATACTTCTTATATGTTTTAGCCGTTAAAGCCCTCGCTTGTCGTTTATAGTTATTAATATTATTTAATTCTTCATCCGTCAAATTCAAACTTATATCACAGTAAAAACACTTCTCACAAATATATTTTTTATCTTTTCTTACTATATTGTGATATTTTTTTTTAGTAATATGACCTTTTACACATTTAATAGTTAAGACGCTATTCTTACCATTTAACTCATTTATCTCAAGTAAAGTAAATCCAAGACTATTAATAATTTTAGGTAAAGTTTCTTCATTAATTATTGTTTGATTTTTAGAGTATTTCACATCCTCACGGTGAGAGGGATTGTCGTCACCGGCCCATCTTTTACTATATAATGTCTTTAGCTCCTCACTTCTTTTTTTACCTAAAATCTCATCCCAAGACCTATTATCGCCATATCTACCATTACCTTCACCACTACACTGACATGGTCGACATATTTGAGTGTCGGTTGACATTTTTTTCTTTGTAAGATGTGACGCGTTTATTGAATGTAATTTATCTGGAGTTTTACAATTTTCATCATCACAAGTCCATATAACCTTATATGCTGTCTTACCCTTCATATCAGATAAAATTGAAGGGTCGTCACCAATTAAACTATAGTAAATTACCTTACCTTTATTATAATTTGGTTTCCATACTGATTTTATCATATTTTTTATTTATAAATATAATATAAATAAAAAACTAACTAATTCTTTACGAAAATACTACGATAAAAATATTTCAGATTCCCTCTCTCTACGATTTTTACCACCCTGTAATTTGAAAGATTTTATTTTTTCCGCGGCTTTATCTATATTACCTCTTTTAAGTTCTTGAATAAAGTCTGATGTTCTAACTCCATCACAACCAGCATTAAAGACTAAAGAAACCAACGCATCAAATTGTCCTTGAGTAATTTCGTAACTTAAATCCTTAGATTTCCACTCCCTGAATATTCTTCTTACACAATCCGCAGCATCTTTAGCGTCAGAATATAAAAATTTAAGTGCCTCTTGTTTTGTAATTTTCATTCCATCACTTACACCTTCAGTGTGTCCATAACCGATAGTCCAAACACCCACACTATCTTTATAAGCATTATACATTGGCTCTTTCACACCATTAACACGTTTTTTAGGATTACCTTCATATTCTTTGATGTGGTCCCAAAACACTTGACTAGCTTTCATTTCTGAACCATCACTCTTCTGCTCACTTAAATATAGACTTTTTCTGGCAGTTTCGTGAAGAGTTAATATCCTCTTTTTTTCTGACTCATCTATTCTATATAATCTCATCTGCAAATTCTTTATTTATAAATATCCATAACAATAAAAAACCCTCACTTTGGAGGGTTATAATTAATTAAGGATGTTGAACATGCTAAGATATTATCGAACCAAGACCTTTCAGGACCTTTGAGCTCTTCTCTTTTAAACCAATGGTCATCACCTTTTTCATCTGTAATGATTATGATTTCTTTTTCAATAAATTTAATCTTTTGAATGTTCATCTAACACTATCTTCAATTGTTTTTGGTTTAGTCGGTGTTCTTTAATTCTTTCTCTTGCAACCTCACAATAGTTTTCACTAATATCTATTCCAATCCACGGTCTTCCTAACATCTCAGCTGCCAGACACGTGGTTCCTGAACCGTTGAATGGGTCCAACACCACATCTTCTTTGTATGAAAGAATCTTAATGGCTCGATAAGGAATATCCAATGAGAATGTCGCTTTGGTTTTTTGTTGAGTATCGGCAAAATAATTCCACTGACCGTAAACTAATGAAATAAAGTCCTTCTTATCCTTTTCATCATACACCAACTTCTTTCTGAACTCACCTTCAATCTTCTCGTTTGGTACCATCTGATACTCACCTTCCCATTGAGGTGTTCCCTTCACATCTTTCTTGTGTTTCTTCTTATACGCCAAGATTACACACTCCTTTGGATTATAAATGTACGGAGCAGATGGACTCATCCAACTTCCCCACGCTGTGGTCTTACTTCGATGTGGTGAACTCTCTTCCAAATCCACAATACCAAAGAATCCAAAACCCAGTTGCTTCATTACCTGCCATACCTCAGATGCAAAAAAGATACGACCACCCTTACTTTGTCTATTTATTTCATACGGAATGTTAAGACTAATACGTCCGTCATCTTTAAGGACCCTATAAACCTCACTTAACCATTCACGAGTAAATTCCATATATTCTGAAAATTCCTTATCATCGTCCCAATTATCATAATCAATACCCACACCGTAAGGGCATGAGGTTACAACCAAATCAATTGACTTTTCGGGCATCTCAGACATTACCTTCCTACTATCCCCATGAATTATCTTATTTCTCTCCATTTTCTTCAATTACTTTTATTCTTCGGTCCAAATACCATAACGCTTTTTTAAGGTCTTGTAAAGGCGGATTGTCATCTTTCTTACCACTTCTGACAATATATTTTAATACGTTAAATAAGTACGCATCCTTATCCAAACCCCATACTTCGGCAACTGTAACTACTTCATAAGACTTATCTTCCCCAAATTGATAGTGTTCGGGATGATTAACCATTTCTATTTTTTTTTCCATTATTTTAATAATTCTGATTTATATTTTTTTAAAAAATTATAACAAAAATCAACCATTTCTTTACTCATTTATTTTTGACTTTTTAATACATAATAATCTTTGGCATATTTACTTTCAGTTATAATACCTTTTTCAACATATTTGTTTAGAATATTTCTAGTTTCCTCAACTGAAGTTTTAAAAATATAAAAAGCAATATAATTAATGTGTATTGGTCTACGTAATTTACCTTCAATTATTTTTTCTAAGTTTTTATTTTGAACCATATTATCAGCTAAATTAATAAAAATTTATTTATTAGAATCTAAAATTTTAATTATTTTTTCTCTATCAATTCCTTTATTATAATGTTTGAGGAACTTATCAGTCCATTCATCCACAATTAGAACATCTGCCGTGAATAATCTTTTTAATTTTTCATCAGGTGTCTTTATTACGTTTTCTTTGTGAATTATTCTTTTATTAAAACCCATTTATGTTCTGAATTTATTCTAACTGATACCACATGGTCCATACCCCATTCTTGTGGTGATATTAATGATAAGAAATAATTACCATTAGGTCTAATATATAAATGATAAATTTCACCAATAACGGGTTCAAAACCAAAGTTTGATGAATAAATAAGTTGATTAAGTTTAACCTCATCAACGAGATTATTATACTCATTAACCAACTCTTTATATTTGGTGTTAAATTTTTTTTGAAGTTTGTTTACCTGTATTTCTTTAAACCCTGAAATATCTTCAGTTTTAATTGCAGGTGCACTTACACTTGAACCGTAAGGAAGAATGTTTGCATGGTATTTTTGATTTTCTTCATCCCATACAACATAATCTGGCTTTTTTTTTGACATATAAATTAATCACTATTTAAATCTTTTATTCTTATTGTCTGAAACACATAGTTCATTACTTTTCTTCTAGCTATTGATAATATACCACCATCTAAAGGAAAATGCTGTTCATATTTAACTTCAAAAATTGGTAATCTGTTATCAATTTTTTCGTCTATAGTTAGATTTGGCCCATCCTTCAATGTATTATGTTTTTTTACTAAATTTATAATATCAGTTAAATCATTGATATGATTGTAAGGTCCTTCATATATTAACGTAACCTTACACTTATTTTCTGGATTATTTTTCTTTATTCTAGCTAAATAATATTGATATATAATAAGATTGTTATTGTAAACAACATAAAAAAATCCGTGTCCAGGTTTTTCTTCTTTTATCTTATCACCATTATGTTTGACTCTAATAGTAACACTATCATACAACAATGTCCATATCGCCTTTGCAACTAAAAATAACTCGGTAAACTCCTCTTTTGCAAATTTCGCTATTTTGATTATTTCATTGAATACGTCTTTTTCTTTTACAACCAATTTATTATAAACTAAATCATCAAGAAGTATCTCATCATCAACCTCCTCAGGTTCACGATTAAGAGTTATAAACTCTCCTTTTTCTAAAATTCTACCGATGTTAGCAACATGTAGTGCTAACTCCTGAAAAGATGGATATAGTTTGAATTTATCCAAATCCTTCTTAACCTTAGCCGCGTAATCTAAAAAAACGTATTGTTTGTGTTCTAAATCAATGGGGTCTTTGACTACCCAGTCTGTTTTTAATCTCATATTCTTTTAAACCTACCTTCTTTCCATGCTTTATAATTGGGACCAATCTTGTATCTAAAATAAGTGTTATATATTAACCAGTAAATAGTTAATAACTCAACACATATG